TCTTTCGATATATACTGGGACGAAGACGATGCTGGTCAGTCTGCGGTATCTATAGGGTCACAGATATCGATCTCGTTCAGACCTGAAGGGAATGATGCTGGTGATTTGTTTTATAGTGGCACTGGAATAATTACCAGCGTTAGCAGAAGCGCATCTTTTGACGGTTTGATCGAATCTTCGGTGAGCGTTCAGGGGAAAACTAATTTATCCCAAACAGAACAGCCGTAAAAATTTTGTGATTTAAACAGAGGAAAAAACCATGGCAATACATAAAGGTTCAGAGGGCACAGTTAAAGTTGGCTCTAATGATATTTTGGAAATTCGATCTTATTCGATTGAAGAGACCGCAGACACTCTAGAGGACACCGTAATGGGTGATTCAGCGAGAACATATCTGCCAAGTCTTACTTCTTGGTCTGGATCGGTTGATGTATTTTGGAATGAGGATGACACTACTGGTCAGGGCGCTCTAACTATAGGTGCGGTCGCCGTGGTGAACTTTTATTTAGAGGGGTCTACGAGCGGAGATACCTATTACACTGGTTCTGCCATTGTAACTGGCGTTACCAGAAGTGCATCTTTCGACGGTATGGTCGAGGCTTCTGTTAGCGTTCAAGGTACTGGCGCTCTAACTAGCACGACGGTGTAATATGAGCATACTTGAGAAGGCGAAAAGTCACTATCAAGCAAAGCTACACGCAGAGCCGAAAAAGCTAGAAATCCCAGAATGGGACACGGTTGCCTATATCAAGCCGAGCATGAATCTATCTCAGCTCGGTGAGATCATGGAACTCAGTCAGTCAGGGAAGACTGCTGAAGCTATGGCTTTGACTCTTATCTATCGTCTTATCGATGACGAGGGTAAGCATTTATTCCGCAAGCCAGACAGAACTGACCTGATGAAACAGGTTGATCCTGACGTATTGGCTCGGATCGTTGGTGAAATAAACGGCGTTGATCCTTCCGAGGATGACGTCGAGGGAAACTAAGAGCCGACCAAGATCTCCAGTTCAGGTATTATCTGGCGGAAACTCTGGGGAAAACGGTCGGCGAAATCAACGAGATGGACGTGCGGGAGTATTTTGGCTGGTTGGCGTGGTTTAAGATAAAGGGCGAGAAGAATGGCTCAGCAAGACGTTAAATTTAGAATCACAGCCCACAATGCCACAGCTAAGGCGTTCAATTCGGTTAATCGTGGTCTGAGATCGGTAGCGAAGGCATCAGCTCCAATTGCGATTGGTATGGCTAAGTGGGGTCTAGCAACCGCCACCGCCGCCGCTGGTGCTACAGCCGCGCTAGTTAAGATGCGCATGTCTGCGGTTGATAACTTAGCCAAGACCGCCGATAAGTTAGGCGTTACCACAGAGGCTCTGGCAGGCTTACAGCACGCGGCGCAACTGTCAGGCGTATCGACTCAGCAATTCGATAAAGCACTCCAGAATATGGGCGTCCAAGTCGCTAATGCGGCGAAGGGGACAGGTCTAGCCGTCCGTGCGCTGGACGATCTCGGTATTAACGCTCTGGCGCTCTCACAGCTACCACTGGATCAGCAGATGCACGAAGTAGCCAAGGCTATGGAAGGCGTCGAGAATCAATCAGAAAGAGTAAGAATCGCATACGAGCTATTCGGTGCGCGTGGCGTTGGCGTTCTCAATATGATGAAGAACGGCGCTGACGCGATGCAGGATATGGCTAAGGAAGCCGATACTCTGGGAATTGCTATCAGTCGAATCGATGCCGCCATGATTGAGCAGGCAAACGATGACGTCCAAAGGGCGAAAAGTGTATTCCAAGGATTCGGAAACCAGATCGCGACCGAATTGTCGCCTCTTATCTCAGAGCTTGCATCAAACTTTTACCAGACCGCACTCGACTCTAACGAGGCAGGGAACGTCGGTTCTCGTGTTTCTCAGGCATTGGTTAATGGCTTCGGTCATGTAGCTAATGCGGTTAACGGGATCAAGATTGGAGTCAATGGCATTCGATTCGTGTTTGCCAAGATGGGTCAGTTTGCGCTGACGGTCATATCTAAAATGACCAAGAGCTTCGATATCCTGATCGCCGCTTATAACAAGATGGCAGACGTTTTTGACTTCGAGAAGATTACGATCAGTCCATCATCTGAGTTCCAAGCACTGGCGGACAGTTTCGGTCAGACAGCGGACGAGATTAAGGCGCAGATTACCGAGTCACTCAATGCACCGCTTCCATCGGATCAGATACAAGCGTTCTATGATAACGTGCAGGCTAAGGCTAGAGAGACAGCCGAGGTCGTTGCCGCTAACGCTCCAGCTCAGGCTATTGCTAACGCTAACGGTGAAAGTGGCGCGGTAACCAAACTGAGCGAGTTCCAGAAGGCGCAGATGGAAGGCGCGAAGCAACTCGAAGCGTTCGAGAAGAAAACCGCTGGCGAGAAAACTTCATTCTTACTCGGCGAGCTGGACACTCAATTAGGTGGAATCGCGAAGCACAACAAGAAACTTTTTGCGATGCAGAAAGCCGTTCAGGTTGCTCAGGCGATAATGAATACCTACACGGGTGCAAGTAAGGCGATCGCGTCTTACCCACCACCGATCAACTTCGCTATGGCGGCTCTGACAGTTGCCAATGGTATGGCGCAGGTTGCACAAATCAAGGCTCAGTCATTCGAGGGCGGTGGATTCACAGGCTACGGTGCTCGCGCTGGTGGACTCGATGGCAAGGGTGGCTATATGGCTATGGTGCATCCTAACGAATCGATCATCGATCACACCAAAGGTCAGGGGCAGGGTATCACTATCGTAAACAACGTGGACGCTACCGGCGGTGGCTCTGACGTAGACCAGAGAATCAGAGTGGCTATGGAAGTGACTTCACAGCAGACAGTCGCGCAGGTTCAAGACTTACTACGCAGACAGAGGCTCGTATGACGATCTACGCATTCCCTAACATAACGCCAACGAGTCAGACGTTTGAGCTGGTCACGAACACTAAGACGTTCCAGAGTCCGCTATCGAATTCTATTCAGACAGTAAGCCGGAAGGGTTCTCACTGGAAAACTTCCATGACTTTCAATAACTTAACCGACGACGAGCGTGGCATATTGCAGGGCTTTATCACTCGGTTAAATGGTCAAGAGCACAGGATGCGTATTCGAGACTACGGACAGCCGTTTAGAGGTAATGCTCCAGCGAGTGATTCACCAGTTACATGGGGTGGTGCTTCAGAGCTTATAGATCGGCTTGTGGTTAGTAATATCACCGGCAACATTGGTAGTTATTTAAAACGCGGTGACTACGTTCAAGTGGGCAACCAGTTGCACCAAGTCACTCACGGTAGTGGTGGAGATGATACCGATCCTTTAGCTAACTTCGAGGGAAGGTGTACGGCTTACATTGCGCCAGAGTTCATAACTTACCCAGCAGACAACACACCAGTAGTCTTGCGAGGCGCAACAGGCGTGTTTATGATGACCAACAATCCTCAGTGGCGAACGCAAGCGCCGTATGTCTCATCGATTACGATTGAAGCTATCTCGGATGTGTTAGCATGAGCCGTGGATTCTCGTCAGCAATCAATACCGCGCTACAGTCGAGCACAGTCCGACTGGTTACGTTTGCCGAGCTGGACTTTGCTAGTGGCGCTCTATATGTTCACGACGGACTTGGAACGTATACATGGGGCGGCAATAACTGGCTCGGTGTCGGCGATTTCGGCGGTATATCTTCGGTCGAGGAAGGTACAGAGGTCAGTCCATATTCACTGAATCTGACCTTATCTGGATTGGATGCCGGTCTTGTTGCAACTGCGCTGACTGAAAATTACTTCATGCGTGACGTGAACGTATATCTCGGACTGCTAGATGCGAACGATGCGCTCATAGAGACTCCGACTCAGATATGGTCTGGGTTCATGGACGTCATGTCTGTCACGGCTGGGGCTAGTGGGGGTGATAGCATTACCCTGACTGCTGAGTCCGAGTTTGGTCGATTCGATCGATCTGCAAATCTCAGATATACCGATACTATGCTACGAAAGCGTGATTCCGACGACAAGTTCTTCGAGTTCCTTAAGGATATCGAGGGTGTCAAGATCTCATGGGGCAAGAGAACTAGCGACCAATTGGCTGGGTCTAATCCTTCAATAAATCCGCGAGACTATGGCAACTTCAACATGCGTTAGAGCGGCGATCAACTCATGGAAGCGTCGCGAGTTCAAGTATGGCGATGCTGACTGTTGCTCGTTTATTGCTCACGTTACGTCAGAGCTAACAGGGCGCGACTACAGGCAGTTCATAACCTACAAGAGTGAAGGCGAGGCTTATGATATCATAGACGCTAACGGCGGCTTTGAGGCGCTCATGGACTCGGTATTCAAGAAGCAAGGCGATCCGGTGGACGGTGATCCGTGTTTGGTTAAGTTGCCGATAGTAGGTGAAATGATGGGCATTAAACTAGACAAAACCGTAGTCTGCATTACCAAGTTCGGACTATCTCAAATGCCAGAACGATATATTATTAGGGGTTGGAACTTATGCCACAGGTGATACCTGCAATTATTGCAATAGGCACGGCGGTTTCTGGTGCGGTAGGTTTTGTGGGATTCGTTATCGGTGCGGCAACCATTGTCGCTGGAGCTATGGCTGTAGGCAAGCTTATATCAAGCCTATACGAGCCGCCTTCAATGGACACGGATCAATCTCGGCAGCGCACAGTAAAAAGCACTGTAGAGCCGATGAAGATAATTTATGGCGAGGCGCTTGTGTCCGGTGCTTTGTCATTTATCGGCGTAGCTGGTGAGAAGAACAAGGATCTATATCATTCTGTCGTATTAGCTGGGCATGAGGTCGAGGCTATCACAGACATTCACTTCGACAATGAGGTGATACTGGAGTCGCAGATCAATAGTGGCGCGGCAGGTGGTGGGGATGTTACATCTGGCACGTTCGGAACAAAAGGCGGTCAGGTAATATGTAAGATAAACAAGAAGTTAGGCGGATCTGGGCAAGTTGTAGACGCAGACTTGAATGCGGCGTTTGCATCGATAGGTACTAATCACAAGGGTACAGGACTCGCGTATATTGTCACAAAGTGGACTCTAATCAAGCAGAGTCAGGAAACGTGGGATCAGTATTCGCCTCAAAACATCAAAGGCTTAGTTAAGGGTAGAAAAGTCTACGATTATCGCCTAGATACTGAATTAGTGAAGCCGAACGTCAATAACGCCAGCTTCATAGCCTATTCAACGAATCCTGTCTGGTGTCTGATCGACTACATGATTAACACCGACTTCGGCATGGGTGTCAGTCCTAACAAGATCGACTGGGATGCGGCTGTTGTTGCCGCTGATGCGTGGGACGCAACGGTTAGCATTCCAAGCGGAGTAGAAAAGCGATTCACTTGTAACGGTGTTATATTCGGCACGGATAGCCACAAGACTAATATCAACAAGATTCTGTCATCGATGAACGGAATGCTGACCTACACGAATGGTCAGTTCGTCATTCGAGCTGGAGTCTACGAAGCGCCCACTATTAGTCTGAACGAGAATCATCTTCAGGGCGGTATATCGCTGAAGACGTCGGTCGAAAGATCCGATCGGTTCAATACGGTGACAGGGACGTTCATTGATCCAAGCCAGAACCACAAGTCGGTAGAGTTCAATTCGGTTCAGATAGCGTCCGCTCTTACAAGGGATAACGGAGAAGTTCTGACCAAAGAGGTTCAGTTGCCGATGACAAACTCTGAGTATATGGCTCAGAGAATCGGATACAAGCTAATTAAGCAATCTGATCTACAGCAGGTTCTCATATTCCCTGCCAATCTCGCAGGCGTACAGGTTGCGGTGGGATCGAGGGTAAACGTCACGATCTCTGAGTTAGGCTGGACGAATAAGGTCTTTATGTGTCTAGGATGGATGTTCTCGGACTCTGGCAATGGCGGGGTGAATCTTACTCTGAGAGAGGATGCATCTACCGCGTATGCTGATCCACTGGTCGGTGAGTACAACAATCCTATCGCCACCACTTCACTGCCAAACTCATTCTACGAGATTGAGTCACCGTCTGCTCTTCTGGCTACCGGCGGAATACAGAACATCGTTTTGGAATGGGATAACCCAGAACTAAGCCGAGTCCTATACGTCGAGGTTTACGCGAGCGCTGACAACACATGGGCGAATGCTCAGTTGATCGGTACGACTCAAGGGACGCAGTTCACGCACGGCGGCTCGAACAAGATCGATCCTGTCGCATCTGGTGATACTC